GCCTTCAACGCCTCAATCTCAGCCAATAACTTTGAAACATCCATCTCTCTTTCTTTCTTATTTTCCATTTTTATAACCATCAACTTAGGTCCATTTTTACCTTAATAATGTCAATCCCGCCATCGAATCAAACGCCGCCCTCCCCGCCGAATCAAACGCCGAATCAAACGCCGAATCAAACGGATCCAACGACGCCACCCCCCTCCGTCTTGCCGCCGCCGCCGCTGCTGTTTTCGCATTTGCCTCTTCCAGCCTCCTATTTTCTTCGATGATACGCGCTTCAGACGCTGCTTTTTTCGCATTTGCCTCTTCCAGCCTCCTATTTTCTTCGATGATACGCGCTTCAGACGCTGCTTTTTTCGCATTTGCCTCTTCCAGCCTCCTATTTTCTTCGATGATACGCGCTTCATCCGCTTCATCCGCCTCATCCTCATCGTTGTCTGTTACTGTTACTGTCTTCACACAATTATCTCCATCTACTTCGTAACCAATCATACAACTGTGTAAAACACATTTTTTTTTGCTATTTATTTTATAGATCCCTTTCGGATCTCCATCATCTATATCACAATCGTCACCCTTTTTCTTAGTAGAAAATAAACTGGGTGCGAATAAATACACCATTGAAAATACAAACACACAAAACACCACAAAAAGACCTATATATATACCGACTTTTGAATCTGATTTATTGTTCGTCATTTAATAAATAATAATATTTTTATTTATTAAATGAAACGATCTATTATACTCGAAGCGATAATTGTAGGAATCATCAATCTTCTGATGTTTCTCGTCATCAGAGCATTGGTACCAAAAGTTCCTATATTATATAAACTTTTCCTCACTGGTGTTGCTGCACATATGTTTTTTGAATTTTCCCCTTTTGGAAATCTAAATGAAAAATGGTGCCGTGCGACTTTTCCAAAATAGACTATTAAGGTTTCGTTGTCGAAGCTGCGAACCTAAATAATGCAGTCATCGGTCGTAGCCTGTTTTCTAATCCCTTTTTCGCCCTATTAACTCTATTCTTAGTTGAAATTTTACTTCTATTAATAATTCCTTGGATTTCATTTGCACGAGTGGGATCTAAATAAATAATTATATCTGTGTTTTTACCCAAATGTATAAATCCCTCCGGCCTATCCTTCGGGGCGTTATTGTTATTGTTATTGTTATTGTTATTGTTATTGTTATTGTTATTGTTTTTGTTTTTGGGATTTACAATCTGAAGTCGAGCTGGTGTATCTGCATACATTGCTAACGACTTGGGTATTTTTTTGTGTATTAATTCAGAATAGTAGTCTCTTAACTTTACAGTTTTATTTCTAAAATTATTAACAACACCATTATTATCTTCTGGTCGAAAAGCTAATTTTAATAAGTAACAGTCTTCATTATTAAATTTTTGTTTTTGTTTTTGTTTGAATTTACTATGCATAGTAGTTGAACCTATGCATATAATTTCACCATCTTCAGAATACAAAATTCTTTTCGACCTGAAAATTCTTTTCAACGATTTCGGCGGTTTCAGCATTTTATATTATACAAATATTTTTTCCACCGCGAAGTCTTAAGACTAAATGAAGAGTACTTTCTTTTTGAATATTGTAGTCGCTTAGGGTCCTCCCATCCTCCAGTTGTTTCCCAGCAAAAATAAGACGCTGCTGATCTGGGGGGATCCCCTCCTTATCCTGAATCTTCGCTTTCACGTTATCAATTGTGTCACTCGATTCAACCTCAAGAGTAATAGTCTTTCCAGTAAGCGTTTTAATGAAAACCTGCATGTATTATATTATATATTTACTTTTTTAAGTTGAATTTTTTAGCTACCCACGATTTACGAGGTACTGGAGGACACATTGGTTCTACATTGAGAACATGTGACCATATAATTCGTTGCACATCAGTACAAAGTGTATTTGTAACTTGACAAAACGCAAGTTTATATTCGTCAGTTACGAGTGGAATATAATCAGTCGTCATTTTTATAAATCATGAATTTATGTGTTACTTAGGTTAATCTTCTACAAGAATAATTACTTCTTCACCTTCTTCATTTACTGCGACAATAATATTTTTATTACATGTAACGACCGGAGAAGCCATTGGAATTACTGATCGTCTGTTTTCTTCGTAACAGTTTCCATATTCTTTAGACGAATGTGTTCGAGATCTACATCCAATAGAAAACGCTTCAAGCAATCTGGAAGCAATCCCCATATAGAAAACGTAGAATATCTTTCCTTAATAACGTTACAAAAAGCTTCAATCCACATTTAATTATCTTAGCGTCTTTTTTTTATCTATGTAAATATAAGATGATTGTTTCATTACATGATATACCAAAGAAAGTGCAATATATCACAGTAGATTCACAATATGTCAGTGGATCTAATAATACATTTACGGTTGATATTTCTTTAGAATCCAATATCCACATTGAAGAGATGAATAAAGTTATTGGTATAAAGATGGTTGATTTCTATGTAACACAAATTGGTCAGAGTGATGCTACTGGAAATACAAATGTTGCAAAATATATTGATGTTATATGCCCAGATGTACCCAAGACTGCTCAATTATTAGATGAAAGAAATGGTCAAATTTTAGCTAGGGTTCCGTTAGAAAGAAGTTTCACTGGTAGTACATCATTCATCATGAGAGATAAACAATGGAAATCCTTCCCTAGACAAACTAATTATTTCAATCCAATTTCCATGCAAAAATTACATTTCAATATATACGAATCTCAAGGTGATGGTGATTATGAACTTTTACAACCTTCTGTTTCATTTTATATGATTCTTGAAATAACTACAGTAGATGTAAAAGAAAAACCGGTAAATAAAGAAGTTCAAATACTCGAAGCTTTGAACACTCTCATCGGGAAGATTGATGTATTGAATCAAAATGTTCGCAAACTTCCTGAGAAAGAAGAACCAAAAAAGAAAAAATATTCTTTCAATTATATTTTACTAGCAATTTTTGCTGTTATAGGAGGATATGTATATTATGTTAATAAGTTTAAACCACTAGTGTAACTTTCTTCTTCCTAGTCGTCTTTTTTGCATGGGGCTTCTCAACCTTAGGGGGCTCTTCAACCTTAGGGGGCTCCTCAACCTTAGGGGGCTCTTCAACCTTAGGGGGCTCCTCAACCTTAGGGGGCTCTTCAACCTTAGGGGGCTCCTCAACCTTAGGGGGCTCCTCAACCTTAGGGGGCTCTTCAACCTTAGGGGGCTCTTCCTGGTGTATGATGTCAATAATCTTAAGAATCGTATCATAGATATGTTTCTTATCAAGACGCAGACGCTGAAGTTCTTCCTGAATATCTTGCTTAATTGATTCCATGGTATTATATATAAAGGGAAGAATATCTTTATAATAAATGTTATTCATTGGTCCCTCATTATTGAGTGGAATTGGACAATATCTTCACAAATATCTTTCACTTTTTCCTGGGAGTAAATATGTACAGGTTTTTGATGAAATACCTGATTGTGATGAGGCATTTATTTTTGCAATCCCAGATCCCTATTGGATTGAAAAGATTCCTGATCTAAAAAAGAAAATCAAAAAATTGGAATGTATGACGATTTGTGAAACTGAAACGGTACATGAAGATTACGGAAAACTTTTCACTTATTTCGATAGGATTGCAGTTCCAAGTGAATTCTGTAAAAGAGTATTATCAAGACAATTTCCTGATACTGTATTCTACATGATACACGCTCACATTCCCCGTGATGAAAGGTATATTTTTTATCACATTGGAAACGTTCTTGATCAACGTAAGAACTTTAAAGGTATTTTAGAAGCTTTCATTCGCCTGAACGAACCAAATGCTAGGTTGGTTGTAAAAGCTACGTGTAAAACAGATGTTAAGGTAAATATCCCCAATGTAGAAATAATTAATGGTCTTATTTCAGAAGAAGAAATGGATAATATACATAGAAGATGTGATTGTTACGTAAGTTTCTCAAATTCTGAAGGTGTTGGAATGGGTGCTATAGAGGCCGCAATCAGGGATAAACCTGTAATCATAACTGAATATGGTGGAGCTTCTGAATATATTAAGACACCATATACAATTAACTGCACCCTTCAAGAATTAGCAAACGATGATTATCTTTTCAAAAAAGGAATGTTGTGGGGCAACCCTGATTCGTCTCAACTCTCAAAGTTTATGCGTGACGCGTTTGATAAACGACTAAAATATATGGAACATTCATACACGAGAAATATTACATCTAAGGAAAGTGTTTTAAATGAATTCTTTTTCAATAATATAGGTCGTGATAAAGGTGATAAGACCCGTGAGGATAGCTCCTGAAGAAAGCGAACCCTTCTGAGCAATAAGCATCATATTAAGATCGTCTATTATGGTGATGCCTGTTGGCTTTTTGATAATCTCGGGGAGAAATTTAGCTATAATAAGATAGGTAATCATTGAAATTATGACTGGTCGAAGAGTTTCTTGATCAAACATTTATATATGTAAATATTAAATTTTATTTCCTAGTACTACACTATCTTTTGCTGTGCTGTGCTTTTTACAAAAACATCCATTTGTCGCCTTAAATGAACACCTCTTCCCCTTAAGTGTAGTAGATTGACAGATGTTTGTTGTGTGCTTTTGTTCCACGATATGTTTGGGTGGTTCTGTTATAATTACTACTGATCTATCTTTTTTCTTGTTTGCGTGATGGATATATTTGTTTTTCATCTTAAGCATACTTCTCGCCAGATGAGCACTTCGCTCATCTGGTGTTGAAACGTTATGAATAGACATGGCATCCCGAAGACATTCGTTGTAAGACATTTTGTTTTATAAGTAAGTTTATTGAATTGTTTTACTCAACTTAGGTCTATTCCATACTTCTCAATGAAATCGGTCTATCTAAACATTTTGGACATCTAGGACAAACTGGACATATTTCGCATTTTGGACACTCTGGACAAAGTTTTTCAACAGGAGTTACAATAGGAGTTATACACTCTGGGCACGCTTCTATTTTAATCTCTGATATGTCTCTAATTAGTAAAAAATATATAAGTGATGACACTACCAATCCTATTATAAAACCTACTATAACTCCACGTAATCTTATAGATGGCATTTAAAGTATACATACATAATTTTTATATGTATCTTAAATGGACTTCGGTCTGCTATAAATGTGAAGCACCTTTAAATCCCAAAGTTATAACTCGTGGAAATATAAATAAATCTTTCGTTCGTGAATATAGTCGTGTGCGCCCTCTTTTTTTATTAAATAACGAAATGTATTATTCGTTTGTAGGTCTTATACTTAGACGTGTTTGTTATGCATGTTTTGTTAATAAAGTAAAAATAACACCTAAGCTGCTGATGTTTAGAGAAATTGGTGATATAAAAAGTTTTGCACCACGAAGCAAAGCAAAGACGACATCTGAAATCGTACATTGGTTCGACGGCCTTCTGAGAAGAGCACACAAAAACAACTTAAATAGAAGATACACAAGTACAATATGACGGAGAGTATTCAAAAACTCACACACGTAGAACATATTCTTAAGCGCCCTGATTCATATGTCGGGCCTGTGTCAAGAATTTACGAACCTTATTGGATTAAAACTGAAGATGGTTTCGAAAAGAAGATGATTGCTTACTCACCAGCACTTTTAAAAATTTTTGACGAGATTTTGGTGAATGCAATTGATAGAAATTCAATGCACCCCAAAAATACCACTTCAATTTCTGTTTCTATTGACCGTGAAACTGGTATGATTAGTGTCGAAAACAATGGTCCTCTTGGGGGTATCGCAGTGAAAATGCATGAAAAAGAAAATATTTGGAATCCCGAACTTACCTTTGGTCATCTTCTTACTAGTACGAATTATGACGATAATCAAAAGAGAGTAGTCGGAGGACGAAATGGTTATGGAGCAAAACTTGCAAATGTTTATTCTACTAAATTTGCTGTTACAATCAAAGACGGGGAAAATAAAAAAAAATATATCCAAGAATGGTCAAATAATATGCGTAAATGTAATCCACCTATTATCAAATCTCATACACCTACCACCTCGTCTGTTTGCGTTTCTTTCATTCCCGAATGGTACTTGTTTGGGATGTCTGGTATCGACGATGATATTTATAAAATTTTTGAAAAGCGTGTGTATGATGCAAATGTTTGCACTTCAACAAATTGCAAGGTTAAATTTCAAGGTGAAGTTCTTCCTAAATGCCCACTAAATACGTATGCCAAGATGCACACTAAAAGTGAAGACATTGTAATGTCGACCAATGAGAATTGGACCGTTTGTGTTGCACCAAGTGATGATGGTTTTGAACAGGTTTCATTTGTAAATGGTATTTGTACCACAAAAGGTGGTACCCATGTTGATCATGTTGTGAATATTATTTCAAATGGAATTATTGAAGATATGAAAAAGAAAATACAGCTCCGTCCTCATCAAGTGAAGAATGCATTCTTTGTATTTGTAAAAGCGACACTGGTTAATCCAAGTTTCGGAAGCCAAGTAAAATCCGATTGTACATTGAAACCCCAAGACTTTGGGAGTAAATTTGAACCACAAAAAACATTCATCAAAAACATTTTGAAAACGAGTATTCAAAATGAACTTATGGCCCTGTCTAAATTTAAGGAAATGAAAGAGTTGAAAAAATCTGATGGCTCTCGCCGCTCCAAAATTACAGGTATTCCTAAACTAGATGACGCCAACAAAGCTGGTACATCTGAGTCAGGAAAATGTACCCTTATCATAACAGAGGGAGACTCTGCGAAAACACTGGCTGTCGCCGGTCTTTCTATAGTTGGGCGTGACTATTATGGTGTTTTTCCCCTTAGGGGTAAATGTAAAAATGTCAGAGATGCCAGTATCAAACAACTTACAGATAACAAAGAATTCAGTGATCTAAAGAAAATTTTGGGTCTTCAACAAGACAAAAAATACACATCACTTTCAGAACTGCGTTATGGTAGGCTTATGATTATGACTGACGCTGACGCGGACGGTAGTCATATCAAGGGTTTAATCCTCAATATGATTCATTTCTTCTGGCCCAGTCTTTTGGATCTTGGGTTTGTTGTGAGTATGGTCACTCCTATCATCAAGGCTACTAAAGGTGCAACTGTGAAATCCTTTTACACAAATTCGACTTTTAGAGAGTGGTATGGAGAAGGAAAACCGGGGTGGAAAATAAAGTATTACAAAGGTTTGGGTACATCCACATCGGCTGAAGCTCGTGAATACTTCAAAATGATTAAGGATCTTACTGTACGTTTCGATACAGATGAAGACACTACTCATTCAGTTGTACTCGCTTTTGATAAAACAAAGGCTGACGATAGGAAAAGATGGCTTCTCGAGAGTACAGAAAAAAAAGCATCGGATCTTGAAATTGCGTACGGCTCTGTTGATAAATTGGGTATTACAGATTTCATTCACAAGGATTTGGTGAATTTCAGCCTAGCAGATCTCAAGAGATCCATTGCGCATGTATGCGACGGTCTCAAACCTTCACAAAGAAAGGTGCTGTACGCATGTTTCGCGAGAAACCTGACTACAGAAATGAAAGTTGCCCAACTGGCTGCTTATGTTTCTGAAAAGACGTCATATCATCATGGTGAAGTATCTCTCGCTGATACTATCGTCAAACTTGCACATAGTTTCATAGGATCGAATAATATTCATCTTCTCGAACCATGTGGTCAGTTTGGTACTAGACTTATGGGTGGTAAAGATGCCAGTCAGCCGAGGTATATTTTTACGAAACTCACGAAACAAGCGAGACAGTTGTATGACCAAAGAGACGATGCCATTCTAGACTATCTTGATGATGATGGAAAGAGTATCGAACCTGACTACTTTGTACCAGTCATACCAACTGTACTTGTAAATGGTACAGAAGGAATTGGTACGGGTTTCAGTTGTTACGTACCCCCATTTAATCCTAATGATATACGTTCTAACATTGAACGTATTATTAATGGTGAAAACGTGATACCAATGAAACCGTGGTTTAGAGGCTTCAAGGGTCGGGTTTTTTCGGGTGATAATGGTTGTTGGATTACTGAGGGAACGTGGTCGTACAAAGGTAAAACCCTAAAAATTACAGAACTTCCACCAGGTAGATGGACGCAAGACTTTAAAGAATTTCTCGATACTCTTATTGAAAAGAAGATTATCCAAAATTACACGAATAATAGTACTACAGATGCAGTCGATTTCGATATAGTAGGATATAATGGTTCAGATCCATGCAAGGATTTCAAAATGCAGAAGACATTTCACACTACAAATATGCATCTTTTTCATCCGACTCGAGGTATTCATAAATATAACTCCCCAGAAGAAATTCTTACAGACTTTGTGGAAGTCAGACTGGATACATATAAAAAAAGAAAAATTCACATGATACGAACATTGGAGCAAAAGGTGAAAAAGAATACAAATATGGCGAAGTTTGTTGATATGGTGATTAACGAAAAGCTTGTTGTCTTCAAGAAGAAAAAACAAGATCTAGAGACAGAGATGCAATCACTCTTTGATAAAATTGACGATTCTTTCGACTACCTTCTTAACATCAAGACGTATCAATACACTCATGAAGCTGTCGCCGCACTCAATACAGAAACTGCGCAACTGACAGAAGAACTCGAAAAGATGCGTGGAATTTCATGTAATGACATGTGGAAAATGGATTTAAAAATATGCGTACAATAAGATAGTATGAATACTACGTCTGGTCCCGATACAGGAGCTGTAGTATGTCTTAATGCAATTGGACCTCAAGATACATATCTAACAGTGGATGATCCAGAACAGTCATTCTTTAATTATAAAATAAAACAACATTCAAACTTTACAAAGTTTCATAGAAATACACAAGTACCAAATCCATATTACGAGCCGCCTGACCCTAATAGCGATGAACCAGCTCCATCACTTAATCCTAGATGGCCTTTTGGTGAAACAGTAAAGGTCACGTTAAATCCAAGAAATATGGGTGATTTATTAAGTAATATGTACATATACATCAAATTCCCGGGACTATCGGGAGGAAGTCGTCTCGCAGACCAACTGGGAAGACATCTCATACAATCAGTTACTATGCGCGTTGATGATTTGGTCGTAGAGAAGTTCCATGATGACTGGGGTATTATATACGATGAATTATATCTGGATTCTTCTGAAAAACGCACAAAAAGATATACAATAAACAGAAACTTGGCAGAAGATACTTCCTTAAATGAAGATAATGAATTTTTATCTACGTACGACTCTGAACTTATGATTCCCATACCTTTATTTTTTTCGAGGAAATACGAAGGAGATGAATATGCCACAAATAAACCTAACCGCCCATATTTCCCAACGTGTGCAATATATAAACAAAAAATAGAATTTGAAATAGTGTTTCGACCCCAGACCTTTTTTACAGATACACCCGATAATGTGACTCTTCTAAATTTTGATATTATCACGGAAGAAATGACTGTTTCTAATGAAGAACGGACTTATCTCATGACACAGAGACAATTATTTATTACAGATATAGTTCGAAAACATCCAACAGAACAGACTGTCATAGGCGAGGATTCTATAAAATTAGAATTAGTACCAAATATTCCTGTAAAAACAATAAATTGGTTTCTAAGAAATTCAGATTTTGAAAACGAAAAAGAATTCAGTGGTGGAACGGACTTATTAAGTAACGCGTTTGCAAATAGATTTAATTTTTCCTCTAATACTAGTTTTTCTGTGGTTAATTCATTCTTTGAGCCAGTCATGGAAAGTGCGTCTATATACATCAATGGCCAAGATTTACCTGGATTGACTACGGCTGAACATACTTTTTACAAGTATGTCGTACCTTTTAATAGCCGTATGT